AAAAGCCGGGTTTATTGGTGAACCGTAAATGTGCGCGGATTCGTAAAGCCCTTGCCGGGGGCTATCATTTCTCTCGCGTCGCAATCGGAGCCGGACAGGAACGATTTAAAGATGTCCCTAACAAAAATGAACACTCCCATGTCGGAGATGCGTATGGCTATCTGGTGTTGGGCGGCGGAGAACATAAACGCATGACGCGACGACCTATGACCTGGACCCATCACCCACAGGCAAAAATGGATTTTGATCTCTACGATGCTTAACGATATTAATGCTCTCAATCACGCTCTCGGATTAAATTCAGAGCGAAAATTAATTGAGTTTGAATCCCCTCTTTTGAAACTAATGCAGCTCCGCAAATGGGATCGTGTCTTTCCAGATTATGTGGCTAATTATGCCAGCCTTACGGATGCTTATAAAAACATTGGTTATGCCTGGTGCGGTGTCGCAAACGGTAGCCCGGTGTGCGCTTTTGGTCTTGTGCCGCTATGGAACGGGGTTGGAGAGGTTTGGATGTTAACAGATGTTCGCTTACCGCGCTTTGCACGTACCTTTCATCGCGTATCACGGCAAATGTTTAATATTTATATTGAGGAATTAAATATGATTCGCCTTCAGTGCACCGTACATTCACGAAACTTACAGGCTAGAAAATGGATTGAATCCATGTATTTTAAAAAGGAGGGTCTATTAAAACAATATGGCCCGGATGGACACGATTTTTTTATGTTTGCAAGGATTAAAGATGGGCGGAATATTAAGCACACCCAAAGCACCTCCACCTCCTCCGGGACCTGATCCCGAACTATTACGGTTACAGAAAGAACAGGAAGACCGTATCGCCGCTAACGCCGCAGAAGATGCCAAGGCGTTGTCGGCACGTAAACGAGCGCGGCGACAAGGCGGTAGGCGCAAGCTTTTGTCAGTTGATCCTTTGCTGGATACGCAAAGCGCATATCTTGGTGTTCCCGATCAACAACAGCTTGGGAATGTTTCTTTTAAAAAGAAAACGGGGTCAAATTAAATGACAGGTGGTGTTGGTGGCGCTGGTGGTTTGGGCGGTTTGGGCAGTTTGGGCGGTTTGGGCGGTTTGGGTAAACCATCACTTCCAGATGGCGGTCCTCACGGTGGAATGAGTCCGGCGCAAGGTGGAGGCACACCCGGCAATGTTGGCGCTCCCAACCAAATTACTTCTGGCGAGACAATGAAAGCGCTTGGCAAACAGATCAAATCGCAAATGCCTACTGGTGACGCTACCGCTTCTCCTACTGTAAGTCCGCCGGAAAAATCACCATTGTTTGATGATGCGGCTGTGTTGGCAGGGGAAAAGCGCAATTTAAGACAACGGCGGCGACCTTTATTAGCAACAGCAAATACAGACGCTTCTACGTTAGGTTCTTCTGGTTCAATATTTAATAGAAAAGATTATGGCAGCACGATCTAGGCGAAAACCCTCACAATCTGTTGAAAAAATAAAAAAGCGTTTTGATGCGGCCTGGTCCGCCAAAGAGAATTGGCGTGATCTATACGAGCAATGTTACGAATATGCTCTACCGCAGCGCAATTTGTATGATGGCAGTTGGAAATCAGGAACGTCTGGGAAACATAAAACAGGTAAAGTTTTTGACTCTACGGCGGTGCATGGTGTCCAGCGGTTTGCAAATCGGTTGCAATCTGGATTATTTCCGCCTGATAAACATTGGATGGCGCTACAGCCTGGAATTGATATTCCATCAGAAATGGATGCTGATGTGCGAAACGGTTGCCAGGAATTAACGGATAGGTTTTTTACTCTCATTCGTCAAACTAATTTCGATCTTGCTCTTGGTGAGTTTTTAATGGATTTGTCTGTTGGCACAGGCATTATGTTAATTCAACCGGGAACAGCGTTAAAGCCGATTAACTTTCGGGCGATTCCACAATTTCAAGTTGCATTGGAAGAGGGTCCGGGCGGCGTTGTTGAAAATGTGTATCGCAAAATACGAATGTCAGTTGAAAATATAACCCGCGAATGGCCAGATGCTAAATTATCTGAGCCCATGCAAAGAATGTTAGAAGATAAACCGCAAGAGCCTGTTGAGCTCCAGGAAAGCACAATCGTTAATGTTAAAGACGGTGGTTTTGATTATTACATTTGTCACAAAAGCAACGAAGGCACAAACGATATGGTTGTGTATCGCTATTTAAAAACATCGCCGTGGGTTGTGAGCCGTTACATGAAAGCCAGTGGGGAGGTTTATGGAAGGGGTCCGGTTGTTCAAGCCCTTGATGATATTAAATCTCTTAATAAAACTGTAGAATTGCTTTTAAAAAATGCCAGTTTGAATATTGCCGGAGTATATACCGCAGTTGATGATGGCGTTTTAAATCCACAAACAATCCGAATTGTTCCCGGTGCAGTTGTTCCCGTTGCGCGAAATGCGGGGCCACAAGGACCATCTTTGCAACCTCTGCAAAGAGCCGGAGATTTGCAATTAACGCAAATCGTTTTGCAAGATTTACGATTAAACATAAAACGCATACTGCTCGATGATAGCCTTCCTCCTGATAATATGAGCGCACGAAGTGCTACCGAAATTGTTGAAAGGATGCGAGAGCTTGCCACAAATTTAGGAAGTGCGTTTGGTCGTTTAATAACCGAAACGATGGTTCCAATTGTAGTGCGTTCTTTGGCGGTCATGGAAGAGGCGCGAATTATTCCAAAACTGGATCTAAAAGTTAACGGACAGGATATTAAAGTCGTTCCGGTATCACCATTAGCGCAAGCGCAGAATATGGATGATGTGCAAGATGTTATGCAATGGATGGGAATAGCAACACAAATGGGACCAGCGGGAATAGCAACAGTGAAAATGGATGCAATTTCCGATTGGGTTGCGGATCGTTTAGGGGTTCCAATGCAATTGAGAACAAGCGAAGAGGAGAGAGCCGAAATGGAACAAATGGCACAGCAAATGGCACAGCAAGTGGGCGCTCAACAAATGCCGCCTGATGAAAGTCCGGCTTAATGGCTGAAATTATTGATATCAATGCGCCGGGATGGGAGGGCGTTAATGCTGAACAACCTCTTCCTCCGCCTCAATCGGATACGGAGCAGGGAATGTTAGACCGCGCAATAGCGCATGTCCTTGATTCTCCAGACGGAGAAAAGATGTTGGAATGGCTTACAAATGCTTATCTTGGGCAACCTTCTTGGGCTCCTGGATACAGTCCTGATTTTGGATATTTTAGAGAAGGGCAAAACACGTTAGTACGGGAAATTTTAATGAGAGCCAATAGAGCGAGAGGAATGTAATGGCTGAGAATGAAAACGGTCAAGAGGAAACAACAGAACAAAATACCGCCGAAACTTCACCCCAAGAGGGCTTATTATCAACGGCGGAGAGCGTATCGAGAGAAGATGCGGCTCCAGCAGAAGAAGCTCCAGAGCCAGCGCATACAGATCCATCAACGGGTGATGACAGACCAGAATGGTTGCCAGAAAGGTTTTGGAATGACGATAAAGGACCGGATTATGAGGGTTTGGCGAAAAGTCAAGATGAGTTGTATAAGAAATTACGGAACGGTAAGCATATCGTGCCGGATGACGGGACGTATGATCTTAAATTTCTTGACAACAAAGTAGCAGAAGATGATGCGTTGTTAAGCTCCTTTAAAAAGGTCGCCGCAGATCGTGGCCTAACACAAGATGATTTTGAATCCATTGTCGGCCTTGTTGCTCAGAATATGCCGGAAGATGCAGAGCAAGAAGACAAATTTAACCGCGAAGCCGAACTTGAAAAGCTTGGCCCGGATGGGCAAGCGGTAATTAATGGTCACGTAAAATGGGCCCAGGAAATGTTAAAAGAGGGGGCTTGGACAAAAGATGATTTTGAAGAATTTAAAGTTTGGGGCGGAACAGCAAACGGTATCCGCGCCTTAACGCGATTGCGGCAATATTATGGTGAGAAGACAATTCCTATTCAAGCATCGCCAGATGCGGGAGATGTTCCAACTCAGGCAGAGCTTGAAAGCTTAATTGCGGATCCAAAATACAATACAGATCCAGCGTATCGTCAGAAAGTATATCGCCAACTTGAAAAAATGGATCCCAAAGCAGAAGGGCATATGCCAGGGTTAGGATAATGTTTTGTGCCCCGCATTAATGATAAACCAAATATTCCCCCGGATAGCTGCGATCATATAGACCGAGTGATCGAGTTATCCGAAGTTCTGATAAACGAAGACGATAATGAGCTTGCAACGGGATATCACAATGTTATTCGTGAAGAGTGTGAGTTGATTAGAATGATTAATACGCAATTGCGAACCGCGAGTAAATATTGGCATGACAAATATGCGCGGCGACGCAGTTAAACAATCCAAACTATTAAGTTTTGTTGAATCTGGCACAAATGCTGTGATTGGATTGGCTGTGAGTTGGGCGTTTACATATTTTGCGTTGCCTTTGTTTGGATTAATTCCCACACCCGCAGTCGCAGGGTGGATCACGCTTTGCTACTTTATTTTATCAATGGGTCGTGCATATATTCTAAGGCGCATCTTTGATACATTTTAATTAATAGTAAGTCTATAGCCAAAACATAACAAAAAGACTATTGACATATTGATACACATCTGAAATTGTGAATGTAACCCTACCTCAAAACCTTTGAGTCGGTTGGTAACGGCAAGAACCTACTTGCAAGCCACAGCCGGAGTTTGTTCCCCACCTGTATGGCGATCAAATTTTAACTTAAAATAAGGAGCTTTGAGATGGCAGTATCTCTAAGCACAAACTTTACCAAGCTTTTTGCAGCCGAAGTAAAACAGGCGTACCAAAGCGTTCAAAAATTGGGCGGCTCATGTCGTTCAAGAACGGGCGTTGTGGGGTCTACGGTGCAATTTCCGAAGATTGGTTCAGCAAGTGCTACCGTACACATACCCTCCACCGATGTGGTGCCGCTTAACGTGACCCATAGCAATGCGGTTGCGACCCTTACCGACTATGCTGCACCCGAATACACATCTATTTTTGACCAACAAAAAGTCAATTATGATGAACGTAGTGAGTTGGTGCAAGTTGTATCAAATGCAATTGGTCGTCGAATCGATCAAATTAAATTGGATGCACTTACAGCGTCTTCAACATCTTTAACCGTTGCTAACAGTATCGGTGGTTCAAATACGAATTTGAATTTCGCAAAGGTGCGTGAAGCAAAGCGCCTCTTAGATGGGCAGAATGTTCCCGCAGCAGATCGTTATATGGCGATTCATGCGGATTCACTCGCTTCACTCTTATCAGAAAGTCAGGCCACTAGCATCGACTATGTAGCGGCACGAAATCTGATGGATGGAAGTGTTGGATCCTGGATGGGTTTCAAAATAATTATGCTTGGTGACATGGACGAAGGCGGACTTGCGATTGACGGGTCTTCTGATCGTTCATTGTTTGCATGGCATAAAGACGCTGTTGGATATGCGGAAGGTATCGGCATTAAAACCGAAATTAACTATGTCCCAGAAAAAGCAAGTTGGCTTACGAATTGTATGCTAAGTGCCGGAGCCGTGGCCATAGATGATTCTGGAATTGTTAAATTAACCTGTAGAGAATAGGAGTAAACGAATGGCTTATGCAGTAGCAGGGCTACAGCCCATAGGTGGTCAGTCCAAAGCGGGGAATGCTCCCCAAATTTGGTCTTATACCAGCACTGACGCAAAAACTGCAATTGATGCTTCTGGTTATTTTAATGATGCTTCTGATTTGTTGAAGGTAGGGGATTTAATTTACATCCACGCTTCAACAGGGGGCACACGTACATATTCATTAGCACCCGTTGTTTCTAATGCGTCTGGCGTAGTCGATACCGGGGACGGTACGGCGGTTAGCGCAACAGACTCAGACTAAAGTTACCGTGACCGGGGTGGTTTCCTCTCCGTGCGTTCTCCTTATCGCCCCGGTCATTTCTTTATAAGGATTAAGTATGGCAATTAATGATACTGACGTTTCGATTTGTTCTCATGCTTTAACCCTTTTAGGCGAGAACACAATTTCATCTTTTTCAGATGGTTCAACGCAAGCTGGTATTTGTGAAGCATTGTACCCGGATATTCGGGCAATGATGCTGTCAATGTATGCGTGGTCTTTTAGTATTAAAAAAGTAGACCTTGCACGGTCAGCAACGGCTCCTGTTAATGAATGGAATTATGCTTATCCAATGCCTTCAGATAGCTTAACAGGAGTTCCAAGGGCGGTCTTTGCCTCAAGCGCGGTGGGAGCCCGGACGGTTACAGGAGGATGGGAGCTCTACGAAAAAGAAATTCAATCAGATTACGAAGATATTACAATTGACTATCAAGCAATTCCGCTAGAAGCCGAGATGCCGTCTTACTTTATTCAGCTTTTAAAATATGCGATGGCTTGGCATTTAGCGGAACCCGTTACCGACCAAATCAGCAAAGCGCAGCATTGGGAAAGAGTTGCCATTGGCAATTCATCAGATGCAGGGCGAGGCGGATATTTTCGCCAAGCGGCAACAGTTGATGGTCAAGGTTCGAGTACCGAATTTATTTCCGATTATCCTATTGTCGATGTAAGGATGACAGGGTGATATGGGCAGAGTTATTAAAGTTCAAACGAACTTTGCGGTGGGAGAGATTAACCCGGAGCTAAGAGGCCGAATTGATCTCAAACAATACGAGAGTGCGTTAGAAAGAGCTCGAAACGTCATTTGCAAACCCCAAGGCTCTGTAGAAAGACGCCCAGGGCTTAGATATGTTTTTACAATCCCATCCGTTGCTGCACCACAATCCGGGGTGCGTTTAGCCAATTTCGCTTTTTCCACAACCCAAACCTATATGTTTCTGTTTACCGGGACACGCGCTTATATTTTTAAAGAGGGCGTTCAAATTACTAATATTAACGGAACGGGCAATGATTTCCTTGATTGCTCCTCAAGTGTTAGCGGTGTAACGGATGGCGTGACAAGTGCAAGATTGTCTAATTTATGGTGGACACAAAGCGCCGATACAATTTTATTGTTTGAGGAAACGATGCAGTCTATAAAAATTGTCCGGGGAGCAAATGATGCAACGTGGACAGTGAGCGATATCGCTTATGACTTTATTCCCAAATATGATTTTGTTCCCGCAGCCACAACGCCATCAGCAACCCTTACTCCTTCAGCGGTGACGGGGAATATTACATTAACCGCCAGCAGCGGTGTATTTACCTCAGATCACGTAAATCAATATATTCAAGCGAATGATAATTTTGGCAGGGCAAAGATAACAGGGTTTACGTCTAGTACCGTTGTTAGTGCAGTTACAGAAGTTCCCTTTTTCTCAACGTCTGCAATTGCAAGCGGAGCATGGACATTGGAAACGGGCTATGTTGATGCCTGGTCGTCTAGCAAGGGCTGGCCAAAAACTGCAACTTTCCATGAAGGGCGGTTAATGATTGGCGGTTCTCAATCCCTCCCCACAACAATATGGGGCTCACGGGTGGGGCTTTTCTTTAATTTCGATGCAGGGCAATCGCTCGATGATGAGGCATTGCAAGCCACCATTGATACCAATCAAGTTAATGCTTGTGTGGGTATATTCTCCGGGCGTGATCTTCAAGTCTTTACAACAGGCACAGAATTTATTGTGCCGCAGCTTGACGGTGAACCATTAACACCAACGTCCTTTATTTTCAAACCAAGTACAACCAGAGGGACAAAAGAAGGAACGATGCCTGTTTCTACGGAGGGCGGAACATTACATTTGCAACGCGGCGGCAAGGCAATACGTGAGTTTCTTTTTCTTGATGTGGAAGGGTCCTATGTTTCAAATGATATTTCGCTTTTATCATCGCATCTTTTACAAACCCCTACGCGAATGGCGATGCGGCGCGGAACGAATGTGGATGAGGGTGATTTGTTATTTTTGGTAAATTCTGGCGATGGCTCAATGGCGGCTTTTTCTATATTGAGAAGTCAAAATGTGATTGCCCCTAGTTTACTGACAACAGATGGCACATTTCTCGATGTTCAAGTTGAAGATGCGGATGCGCCGATTACCTACACAGTGATAAAGCGAACAGTCCCGGATGAAGCAACTTGCACAATTACGGTATCAGATTATGCAAATATTGCCGTTGGAAGCACAATTATCCTTACAAAACAGGATGGCGATACGGTTACTTTTACAAGTGCCGGAAGCGCCACAACGGATAAGTGGGTTAGTGCAACTTCTAATAATCAGACAGCAACAAACTTAGCCGCTGCCATTAATGGCAATGCTAATTTTTCTGCATCAGCGTCAAGCGCCGTTGTAACAGTCACACGGGCAACAATTGGACGGGATAATTTGACTGTGACCAGTAGCGATACCACACGCCTGGCAAAGACAAACTTTTCAAATACAGAGGTCTATTATGTCGAGGTGTTTGATAGCAATTATACCACAGATGCAGCAAAACAATTTACAGCCGCCGCCGCTAATTTGCCATCAACCACAACCGTTAATAGCGGGATTAATCAGCTTGAAGATTTTGAGGTTGAAGTTATTGCGGACGATAGCGTTTTGGCCAGCAAAACGGTAGCTAGTAATACAATTGTCAGTGATAGGACCGCAGATACATATCTTGAAATTGGCTTAGAATTTCCATCCTTTACCGATTTACTAGCGGGAAGTGCAACAAAAACAACACCGTTGGTGCGAACAATGCCCGTTGAAACGCGATTGCCGTCTGGTCCTGTTACGGGAAATAAAAAGAGGATCGTACAAGCAAGTGTAATTATGGATAACACGCAAAGCATGGCCGTAAACGGCAAGGAACTATTTTTTCGTCGTTTTGATGATATGGCGCTAGATGCTGGAATTGTAAAATTTACCGGAACAAAACGCATTGGTCCGTTTTTGGGATATGATTTTAAAGGCCAAGTTGAAGTCACCCAAACACAACCTTTGTTTATGACACTGTTATCATTGGATTACCGTGTCAGCGTTGCAACCGATTAAAGGGGTATAGATATGGCATGGGCAGCATTGGCAATGGCAGTCGTTTCCGCCGTTTCATCCGTTCAAAAAGGCCGTGCAGCAGCCGCGCAAGCTGAAGGCCAGGCACGGGCGTTAGAAGTTAAGGCTGATTGGACTCGTTTTGAAAGTCGCCAAAAATCATTGGAATATAAAAAACGGGCCGCAGATGAGTTGGAGGCTACATTAATCTATCAATCAAGAATAAATGCAGCAGCGGGAGCAGGCTTAATGGATCCATTTTCGGGTAATCCAATGGGTTTAAAAATTCAAGCTCTTGACGTTGGTGCAACAAATTTTGCAATGGCCGAAACCAATGCCACAATTGTCCGCAAGCAAGGGTTGGCACAAGCTGGAATGGAATTAAATCAAGCACAGCAAGTCAGAAAAGCGGGTCAATCAGCACGGCGGTCTGGTTATTTTGGGGCTTTGACTGCAATCGGCCAGGGGTTAATGGGATATTCGCAAACGGCAATCCCTTCAACTTCCACGCCACCCACTTCTAGTTTTCAGCCTGTCAGCTCTCCAATGTATCCCACCAGCTATCCGGGGTATAAATAATGCCTAAAGGGATGCCTAGACGATCATTATTAGAAGGATCCGTATCTCCAGCCGCGATGTCCGTATCTGTGCCTTTATCGAATCCAGAGCTAGATCAAACCATAGCGATGTATAACGATATAAGCGTCCGAGCGAATAGTTTTTCTGACTCTATGAACAAAATGTCCGCGAAAAAAGCGGAAGCAGCAGGGGCTTCTTTTGGCGCTGTACGGGCCCCTACGCTGGAAGAAATTGAAATAGCAAAAGAGCTTGGACAGCCTATTAGTCTTCCAGGCAAAGCTGATTCGTTTTCAATTTTTCAACAAGCAGCGCACCAAGCAGGGCTTGCTGTTGTAGAAGATAATTATGGTGTATTAGCATCCGCAGCGTTAGCGGAAGAAAGCGCGAAAGCGTCAGCGGATCCAAACATGACACCGGAAATGTATTTAGAACAAATTGACGGTGTTGGTGAAAGCTACGTTGATATTCTCAATTCAATTTCACCACGATCAGCAGCCAAGCTACGTGCAAATTTATTTACAGAACGCAATAGAGGCTATTTAGCTTTTTCAAAAGCGTTTTTTAAAAAACAAAAAGATGAAGCAAGAAGTTTTGCAGTTATTATGGCTGGCGAAATAGCCGAGGTGTCAAGACTAGAAAACCAATTTTCTGGATTTCTTTATACGCCAGGAAATAGCCCTTTTAAAGATTTGGAAGCGCAAAGAGCAAGACAAGTTGAACATCTTAAAAATAATGGAGCCACACTCGCGGACATTGATAAATTTAATGATCTTTTTAATAAAAATGTTTTAGAAGCACAGCAACAATATGTTGTAGAGAGTATAATGCGCGGTGACTATGGCGATATAACTTTATTAGATGCCGCACAAAGTCTAAATCAAAGTAGCTTTGGTAGAGAAGTGTTTGCTCCAAAAGACGGCCAAGAATTTGAAGAGTCCGCTGAACCAAGAGATGTTTTGCAAAGCGTCTTTAATAACTTGGATAAAAGGGATCAATATGCTGTTACGCTTGAATTAAGGAAAAAACATGATGAGCTTAAAAACCTGGAAAGGGTTGATGATGCGGCAAAAGAAAAGGAGAGAACGGATCGCATTGAAGTAAGCCATAGTGTTATATGGGATCAAATACAGTATGGGCCTACTGAAAACCAATCCGTTCAAGATTGGTATGATAATAGCCGAAGTTTGATAATGAAATCTATTGTTATTCCGCGAGAGGCGGGTGAGGGCGATGATGCTGATTTTACCAAAACCGCGTTACTTGCTGATTTAAATGCCGCTTTTGCAAGTCACACGCAACAAAATTCAGAGGGGGAAAAACAGCCAACAGCAGAGCAAGATCAATTTTTTCACAACACACTCAACGATATTTTGACAGGTCAATTTACTAAAAAATCTTGGTTAAAAAAGAGAAAGATTATAATGCAACAAGCGAGGGACCTTGGTCTGCCACATACCGGAAACCACGGCGTTAATATTAACGCTATTGTTTCTGAATATCGAACATTTGCCGCAGCCCAGAAAACAGAGGTAACAGAGGCGCTTGCTAATGCTCGTCGGGTGATCTTTATTAAGTTTGGTATTGATGTTGGTATTCTTGGTCTTGATGGGACTCGTTGGCCTAATAAAGACGCACCCGTTGCTCAAAGAGCAGCGAGTAGAGCTTTTCAAGATGTTCGTATAAAAATCCTTGGAAAAGACGCAAAGAATGAAGATTGGACGGGTGATTTAGATCAGACTGATGAAAATTCTTATATTAACAAAGCCATTAAATTACGTATGGAAGGTTTACCAACGCCAATCGAAGGATTTGGAGAAGAGGCTGAACTAACCCTTGAAACAGTTGACCAAAAAGAACAACAACAACAAGAGGAATATCGCTCATCGCTTGCGAAAGCGGAGCAAGAGTTATTACAGGAAGGACTCAGTGAGCAAGACAGGGAAAGGCTCATTACAACGATAGAGTTTTATAAAGAAGAATTGGGGTTGTAAGTAATGGCTAACGAAATCTTATTACAAGACCCCAAATATCAGGCGTTTCTACGGAGAAAATACCCAGACCTTACTGATAGTGAAATTGCTCAAAAATTAGGTTTTTCTGTAGAAAATATGGTTGAGCAAGAACCAGCGCAAAACCAAATCCCTGCGGAGGGCGAGGAGACAACTGTTTTAGAAGACGTTGTTGATCGTCTTGAAGAGGTATGGGAAGGGGCCGTGGAAAGTAGTGAGGGTATTCTTGCTGGCGGTACTAAAGCCGTAAATGCAGCCGTAGATCTAGTGATCGGTGAAGACAATCGTAAAGCAGCGGAAGATTATTTGTTTCCTAATAATTATGTTGCGCTTGACTCTAGTCGAATTGGTGAATTTTCCTCAGATGTAACTCAATCGCTGATTGGTATTGTTCCGGCAATGAAATTAGTCAGAGCACTAGGCGTTGGAGGCAAATATATAGGAGCAACCATTGGCGGTGCGGTTGGTGAATTTGTAACTGCTGATGAAGAATTAGCAAAAACTGTTTTAGATATGTTTAAAATAATTCCCAAGGAATATGGCGGTGAAACGGCTCTTGCGTATGCAGATACAATTGCGGAATGGATGGATGAGCCAGACGGGAATGTTGGCAATTTACGTTCTCGTTTGGTGGTAGCGGCCCCTGGTGTTGTCATAGGCCCAGCGGTACAAGGAATACTTGATCTAGCTGGCAAAGCATTACGCGCTGGTGGGCAAGTTAAAGCAGATTTTCTTGCAACAGCAAATGCCGGGCTGCGGGGTTCAGAAGTTCCGGTAACACAGGCGAAAACGGTAGCGGAAACGTCGAGTGAGCGAATATTACAAAATATAAGTCCAAAAACCCGCCCCCACAAAAGATTGACATTTGCTGAGGTATATACTCGCTTTATTGATCGTGGCCACCCTCTTGGGCGAGTAGTTAAAGAGCTTAAAGGAAATGAAGACCTTGCCGCGCACAATGATCCTTATAAAATATGGAGGACAAATATCGTCGGTGAAGGCCGCGCTACCGCTGCGTTAAAATTTGGGCCGACTGATTACTATACACGGGAAACGATGGGACGTTCATTACAGGATATTCTTAAACCCGTACATGGACAACTGAAAGAGTTTACAGCGTATTCAATCGCAAGACGGGCAATGGAATTAGAGAAGCGAAATATTAACACAAACATTGACATGGCTGATCGTAAAGCTTTGGTCGGCCAACATAAAAAAGATGGATTGTTTGCTAAAACTTTTGAAGAGGTTGTAGATTATCAAAATAATGTTTTAAAACAACTGGCCGATACAGGCGTTCTTACAAAAAAACAGTATGAAGCGATACTGAAGAAAAACAAAGATTATGTCCCAATGTATCGGGAAATGGATGATGGTAAATCCAGTGCGCCTGGTGCGCGGTCTAAAAGACCGATCAAGACCATAAAAGGTGTCGAAAAAGATTCTACTCGCAATCTTGTCGATCCATTAGAAAGTATAATTTCGGATACTTATCGCTATTCGGAATTAGCTGAAAGAAATCGAATGGCAACGGCAATGATTGACCTAGACCCAAATGGATTGTTGTTTACAAAATTAGACCCAAAAACAAAAGCGATTAAAGTAAAACCGGAAGAGGTAGGGCTTTCTAAAACAATTCGGGGTGGCGTAGAAAATAATCCTGATGAGCTAACTATTTTTAGAAGAGAAGCCGCTCCTGAAAGTGACCGCACGTTTGTTGTGTATAACGATGGGAAAGCTCAAATATACGAAGCGCCTGATCCAGAAATAGCGGCGATTTTAAATAACGCAAAACCCAAAGAGGTTGGATATGTTACTAAGGTGATGAATGTTCCGGCCCGTGTGTTACGTGCCGGGGCCATTTTAGACCCTGCATTTTTCGTAAAAAATATGATGCGGGATAATATAACAGCGGCGATCTATTCAAAAAGTGGGTATATTCCTGTTGTAAGCTGGCTTGAAGGTTTCCTGGCAATGGGTTTCAAGAGTAAATCCTATAAACAATGGGTCGCAAATGGAGGAGCAAACGCTACTTTTGTAGATATTGACCGGAAATATTTGAATACAAACCTTGAAGAATTAACGAAACAAACGGGACTGTTGAAAACTGCGGCAAATGTTGTAAATCCGCTTAATACATTAAGGTTTTTACGTTTTATGTCTGATGTTTTTGAAAACTCAACTCGCGTTGGTGAGTTTAAAGCAGCAAAAAGACAATTGGGGGATGGTCCTAATGCGATAGCCGAAGCCGCGTATCGTTCTAGAGAAGTAACTTTGGATTTTGCGAGAATGGGCGATCAAATGAGGGCTATTAATATGATCTCAGCCTTTACAAATGCCCGTGTCCAGGGGTGGGATAGATTAGCAAGAGAGTTTAGAGACAACCCTAAAAAAGCAGTTATTAAATCTGCGATGCTAATTACGGCTCCCGCCGTTTATTTGTGGTTCGATAATCATAGTACCCCCGAAAAAGCCGAAGTGTATAGAAATCTACCCGATTGGCAAAAAGACATATTTTTTATTGTTCAGTCGGGCGACACGGTGTACCGGATTCCAAAGGCATTTGAGCAAGGTATAATTTTCGGAACATATGCTGAGAGAATATTAGATATTGCACATGGTGAAACGAAGATGACTTTGCCAAATATGAAAAAAGCGTTTTTAGATCCATTATGGTCAGATACGGGGTCTGGTCTTGTTCCCCAGGCATTATCTCCTTTAATAGAAAACTTAGCGAATTACGATATTTTTAGAGGAGGGCCACTTATACCAAGGGACCAAGAGCGTTTGTTAAGTGTCGATCAACAAACAATATATACATCAGAAAGTGCCAAAGCGATTGCCAGAGGATTTGATGACTTGGGAGTGACAGGACGTATCGTTTCACCCATAGGCATTGAAAATTTTGTGGGTAGTATGTCCGGTACATTGGGCCGTCGAGCCTTTGATCTTGTGGACCGTGTTTTAGGTGCGACAGAAGTTGTAGACGAACCCGCGTTGCCGCGCCGTTCAGTTTTACAAGGCGCTTTTCTTGATTCCTTTATAATACGGTATCCCAACCTTTCATTAGCGCCACTTACTGAGTTTTGGAATGATCTTAATGATGCAAACAAAGTTATTGCTTCCATTAGCAAGCGAATAGACCGTTTAAATATAGACCGGGCTAAAAAACTGGTACTTAGCAATGTCTATCCCGAATCCGCAGTTATAAAAGGGTTTGAAGAAGATTTCCGTAATCTCAGGAAATCTATTGATGTAATTTTAGTAAGTCCAAAGCTATTACCCGAACAGAAAACAGAACTTACAGATAAGCTAATTTTTAAAATGGTAGATATTGCAAACAAAGCAAAAGATACTGTTGAAAAAATGAAGAAAAACGAAAAGGAAGATAATAGAAGTTTTAAGGTTAACTAAAATGTCAAAAGGTAATATTATATATATAGGAAGTAGACAATGGCTATTACAGTAAATGCAGTTCACAGGCGAGTCCAATTTACCAGCAGCGGAAGTTTGGGGCCGTACAGCTTTTCGTTTAAGGTGCTGGCAAGTGCCGATATCCGCGTTTATGTAGGCTCAACCTTGAAGACGGTAACAACGCATTACACAACAACTTTGTCTGCGGATGGTACAGGCAGTATTACCTTTACGTCAGGCAATGCTCCCGCGTCGAGCACGATTGTCACCATTGAAAGCAATCAGGCGATTGAAAGAACCTCCGATTATACAACGGGCGGTGACTTTAAAGCGGCAAGTATTAATGATGATTTAGACAGGTTAGCGATTAACGATCAGCAGCTTGAAACCGCGTCATCTCGAAATATTCAATTGCCAGTAAATGTGAATCGTACAACTAGTGGCACAGGAACGTCAGGGCCATTAGAATTTCCTTACGCGGACACAGCATCCGATCAAGCCAATAAATATATTCTCTATGATTCAAATGGTACGGCTCTTACAACAGCAGGGGCAGTAGCCTCCATTGCAGGGGCCACAGATGCTAATATTACAAGCCCGGCTAACGGTAGTGTGCTTATATATGATTCATCCAGTGCCAAATGGATTGATGGTGTTGCGCTAACCGGGGCGTACACTGTCAGCGGTTCATTGGCCACAGATAACGTGATAATAAACGGCACAAATATTGGTCATACCGATGACACAGATTTGATTGGGTTAGCGTCTGGCGCTTTAACCGTTAACGGTACACTAACCGTGACAGGCGCAACCAGCTTGTCAGATGTTAACCTCACCAATGTTGGCGATGTTGCACTTGATTCAATTTCGGCTGATGGAACGCAAATTGATATTGTGCTTACGGACAATGATGCTGCGGCTCTCGAAATTAAAGAAGGCTCGACGGCATACATGACGTTTGTGACGACGAACAGTGGCGAGAAAATACAAGTTGATAAAGCCCTGGACATTAATGCTGCATCAGATTTTGGCTCAAATGCTATGACGAATGTTAACATTGATTCGGGAGCCGTTGATGGCACAATTATTGGTGCTAACAGTGCAGCCGCCGGAACATTTGCGGCAATAGCTGGCACAAGTTTAAGTGTTGGTGATGGGAATATTACAAATGTCGGAGATATCGCGCTCGATTCAATTTCGGCGGATGGCACACAAATGGATATTACCCTAACCGATAATGACGCAGCCGCGCTTGAAATTAAAGAAGCCGGAAATGCGTATGTTACTTTTGTAACAAGTAACGGTAGTGAAAAAATCCAAATAGACAAAGAACTTGATATTAATGCCGTAAGTGATTTTGGCAATAATGCAATGACCAATGTGAATATTGACAGCGGTACAATCAATGGCATTACCGATTTAGCCGTAGCCGATGGTGGTACGGGCGCAAGTTCATTAGCCAGCGGTCATGTGCTTCTTGGCCAAGGTACGTCAGCGGTTGGCACACTCGACGTAACAGCCAAAGGCTCGATCCTGGTTGGCGACGGAAGTGGCGATCCACGTGCATTAAGTGTGGGAAGCAACACACACGTTTTAGTCGCTGACAGTTCAGAGGCTTCTGGAATCAAGTGGGCTGCTGCCAGCAGCGGAGCAGATTTGTCTTCCATTGGTGAAAATCTTGTGCCGGATGGCGATGGGACGCGAGATGTAGGAACTTCTGCCGCCGAGTTTAATAATGTCTTTATGCGAAATCCTCACCTTTTTGCGCGTAGAAGAAATCATGTGATGGTGCGAGTTTTCAACAATGGCGGAACAATGGAATTGGCGGTGGCTGGACATAGTTGGGATGTGGGAGCAGGGGATAGCGACTTGTGTCCAGACATCGATGATATGGTGACCAACAATTACACGATGCCGTTGCTTAATTCATCTACAGGATTTGGAAGCAAACCAGCAGGGGTGAATGCGTCTGACACTTCATGTGTCTGGTTCAACACAAGCACCCAAACGAACGCGACAAATTGGATTGGCTACGCGATTAATGTAAAACAAAACATGGCCGAAGCATACCGTGACTGCCAAGGCGTGATTAGAACTCACTCCAATAATGTAGATGGGACAACTCATTTTCGAGCAGAATTGCAACTATTTTATTCTGGGGGAAATCCGCTGTATGCGGACACCACAAGGTACGCGAATGCAAATTATACTGATTGGTTATGTTTGTTCTATGCAAATTAAAAAGGAGTAAAAAATGGCAACCAAAAATCAGAAAATTTCTGAAGCAAAACAAGAACGGTATTGCGGCATCGCAAATTGGATGAATGGCGGGCCAAGGGGTCACGAAGTTGATCCAAGATGGTCTGGCGACGATGGAAGAATTGTAGAAGACTTGCAGATTATGTGGATGCGTTTAAAAATTCTTGAGGGCGGTTTGGATGCGAACACAACAACAAAATATCAAACTATTATTGATGCAGAACAAACTGAATGGGAGCGCCTAGACGCCATTTATGAAAATGTGAAAGCGACGGCGACGGATGACTGAAATTAGCGTAAGCGCAGAAAACCAAATTAGAGCGATGGCAGTTGAGCTTACGCGATTGCAAAAGGAAAACATTAATTTACGTGCAGCCATTATAAAACTGGAAGAGGACTACATAGATGAAATTAAAGTCGGAGGGACAGACTGATGAAAATTCTCCCATTATTTGTAGCGATCCTAATTGTGTTTGCGCTCCCGGCGAGTGCAGATGTGCCAAAGCAAAAGCACAAGGAAATGCTTTACCCAACTGTGCTTGTCACCACGGGAAATAGCCGTGGTACTGGAAGCGGTACAGTCATTTTTTCAGAAATGTATGAGGGAGAGTGGGAAAGCTACGTTCTAACAAATTATCATGTTATTCAAAATGCAATCAGTATTCAAAAGATATTTGATTCGGACGCACAAGAAACAAAAGAAGTGGAAATGCGTCGGCCAGTTAAAATAGATATTTACGAATATAATAATTATAGCACGGCTATCGGCACAACTGGGCGTACAGGAAACATTGTTGCCTATGACAAGCTCCGTGATTTAGCTCTGGTCCGAATTGATGATAAAGAAAAACCAGTGCAATTCGTTGGAAAATTATATCCCGAAAAAGCAGATGGCCCCTGGATCTTTCAAGAAACGTATGCGGTGGGAAGTGGCCTTGGGGCTCCCCCTTTTCCGACAGTCGGATTACTATCGGGCTACGGGAAAGACCGCGATGGGAGAGCTTTATTTTTATCGAGTTCACCTATAATTTTTGGCAATAGCGGAGGTTCGCTTTGGGTTAAAAGTGAACGTGGCTATGAAATGATTGGCGTACCAAGCATGGTTTCAGCCTATGGGTGGGGCAATGTCGTCAGTCACATGGGGTGGTCAAGGCCAATCTCTGAAATCCGTATATTTTTTAGAGCAAATAAATTTGGTTTTCTCATTGGGGATGACAGAATAATCGAGATTGAAGAGGCTGCGAATGTCCCAACAAGATAGCGATATCCGGCTTTCTCTTGTCGCGTTGGAAACAAAGGTTGGCGCAATGGCGGAGCGATTAAATGATGTTGAAAAGCATCAGTTGGAATTAATTGAATTAGCGTCTTTTGGCAAGGGAAGTTTACGTGCAATCACGATGATGGGTATCGCAATGGGCGGCCTGGCTGGTATTGCGATCGCAATAAAAAATTGGGTAACATAAAATGATACCATTAATTCCAATCGCCACAACTCTAGCACAACAATTTCTTCCTGATTTAATTGGCTCTCTTGTGGGCAAAGACGCTGAAAAAATTGCAGAGAAAGTTGTTGGTGCTGCATCTAGTTTAGTCGGTTCTCCAATTAAAACAGAGGCGGATGGCGTAGCTGCGATAAAAAAACTACTAGCAAACCCGGATATGCAAATTAAATTGCAGATGCAGTTAAGCGACGAGCGTTTGCAAACAGCGCGGATTGAAATGCAAGACAGAGTTAGCGCACGGGCAATGGCGAGTAAAAGCAACCTCCACGCATGGGCTGTTTGTGCAATGTCTGTGCTCGTTGTTGTTGGTTTTGGCATAATGCTTTGGCTCATTCTGGGTGATCCCATTCCAGATGGAAATTCAGAAATTATCTATATTCTACTAGGCACATTGGCAGCGGCCTTTACTCAAGTGACAAATTTTTGGCTAGGATCAAGCCGATCAAGCCAGGACAAAACAAAACAAATCGAGGCGTTACGGAAGTGAAATGGGTCTTGATCTTATAAAAACGGTTCTACCGCTTTTGGTTTTCGTGATAGGAGCTTTAGTTGTGGCTGTCAGGCTCCAGGCCCAAGTAAAAGAACTACAAAAAGACCTTGATCTGTTATTAAGCAGGGATACATATGTTAGCGTCGTGCGGTTACAGGCACAGCAAGAGCAAACAGATAAAAATATATCGGCGCTCTGGCATTTCTGTAACACTCTTAGAAACAAATTTAATGGCCATAAGTGAGTAATGCAAAAGTTGATCCAGCATGGCTTGAGCTTTGCCAGGACGCTGCAAATGCGGTTGTAACAGAGGGTAATCGCTCCGCTGCTGCTCGTAAGTTAAATATTCCACTCAGCACTTTCATCAATCGGATCAAACGCGCCGACGAATACGGGCTTATCGGTGTGAAAGAAGAACCGCAAGATGATTTTAGTTTGCCGACTTTTGGCGATGATGACATTTCTGCGCGCGAAATTTTAGATCATCTTGAGAAGCGCTTTGAAAAAAAGTTTGCCAATCAAAAAGCGCAGCATTGGTTTGAAATTAAAGTAAAATCTGATCTCCCTGTTGGGCTGGCCGTAATTGGTGATCCTCATCTGGGCCCTAATTGCAATATTAAATTGCTCCGAAAAGATGTTGATATTTTGAGCAATACACCCGGCATGATGGCCGTCAACATTGGAGACACGGCTGACAATTGGAGTAGTGGCCGACTGATCCAGCTTTATTCCGAAGAGGATATCAGCCGCCCGACTGAGCAAAAATTAGCCCGGTGGTTTTTAAGAGATGCGGGGATTCCGTTTGTGGTGTGGCTTCACGGAAACCATGAAATGATGCATTCAGAGTTCGCTACATATTTGCGCTCAGTTAATGTGAAGCAAGTGCCAATGGTGGACTGGAGAGCGAAATTTAAGCTGGTGTTTCCATCTTCCGAAATAAAAATTGATGCGGCCCATGACCATAAGGGCCACTCGCAGTACAACCCCGTGCATGGCCAAAAGAAAGCCGCGCTGTGGGGAGAAGACGCAGACATTTATGTTGCGGGGCACAAGCATTTATGGGCCCTTAGTAATGAAGAGATGGATGACGGGCGAGTTGTGCATTTTGCGAGAGCGCGGGGCTACAAATGGATCGATAAATACGCGGTGCGGCATCAGTTCTATCAGCAGGAATATGGCGCAACGATCCTTTTTGTCATTGATCCGTTGGCGGAGACACCTGTCAGCCGCATTCACTCATTCGTTGACCTTGAAGAAGGCGCAAAATTTTTAGCCTGGAAACGTGAAAATGCTGAATCCTAACCAATTTTTGATTCATATTATACGGCCAAGTTTATACATGCTGAAAGACGCTGGAGGCGAGGGATGGGATGGTGCAGCAGCAGAAGAACTTGTGCTTGGTACAGCCCTGGTTGAAAGCAATTTGACGTATCTTGTTCAGCATGGCGGTGGCCCCGCACTTTCCGTTTTTCAACTTGAGCCCAAAACTATTGCAGATATTCAAGATAATTTCATCAGGCATCGCCATTTTTTACGTGAGGCTATTGCTCATGTTAGTAGCACTTGGCCAATTTTGCCCGACCAGGTTAAAGGCAATCTTTATTTAGCGACCATGTTTTGCAGAATCCATTACCGCCGTGCCGCCGCACCTCTCCCCGTGACAGGGGATGTAGATGCACAAGCGAAATACTGGAAAACATATTATAACACGGCAAAAGGAAAGGGAAATGTATCAAAATACAAAGAAGCTTGGAAATCACAGCGCACACGCAACTGATTTTGATTTAGCTTGGCCGCTGTGCCCAAGTTGCGGTGAGCAGATTTTGATCATTGTTGATAAGGGCGAACAGGCGTGTAACGAATGTGGGCTAAAGATTATTATTCAATAGCCCACATTATTATACTCAAATATGTATGCTTGGTCCGGGTCGCGCTCTAATGTTTCTTGCGCGAATGGGGGATCGTCTTTTGGCCTTAACTGGTGCTTTGGTTGTTTTTCCGGTTTTTTTTGTTACAGCACGTGCCATCCATTGTGGAACCGCCCGTAGCGTATATTCACCAGGATTTATAGTACCTTGGCGATCAAAGGATTTAATTTCTTCGCGTAAATCGTTTGGCGTTTGGTATCTGTACCATAGCTCCTTATCATGTCTGTCTCGAATGAGAATCCGGGTGACTGATACATCGGCTTCTGTGTTATGTTCGCGTTTTACAGCTTTGGCAACCATGCAAAAGTTGTGATCTTTCACAACGCCTGTCTGATAATCTTGTTGCGTTAATCGAATTACAAGTGGGCTTTCTGCATTTTTCACCTTTTTTACTTTTGTCATTTTTTTCTCTCCGTTTGTTAAGTTGATTTTTGCGCTTGCTTTCTCAACAGCGTTTTCTGCAATTTCGGGCGAACACGCAAAAAGCTCTCGCGCATTTGCAATCCCGCTAATCAGATATTTTTTTAAAATTAAATGAACTTCGGCTTCTGTTTTTTTCATTAACTGAAGATCTACAGGAAATTCTTTATATAGGTCATGTCTTTTTAGATTATACTTTTTTATATATTCGTTCCCGCGTATGTTTGGGTCACGGGTTGTGCACCCTACCTTAACTGTATTTCCACTTTCGTGTTTTAAAATATAAATATACCCTCTCATTTTTCCTCTCCGTTTTTCCCTGTTAGTCCTCAACAAAAGTTAGCGAATGTTGGTGATATTTTTTGCGAATGATGTGACCTTTACGTTCAAATACGTTTAAGCGAGTATTTACATTGGTTAGACTGCACTCCATGTGCTCCGCAATTTCCTGTTGAGCCGGGACACCCTCCTGGCTGTCACAAAATTTCTTTAATTTGTTAAACCATATTGTTTGCTCCGTGCTTAAAGTGTCCTTTTTTTTGAAGGGCCGATCACAAGTCGGACAATTTTTCATGTCATCGCTCCTAATTTTTTATTGGCTTTTAAGCGCATCTCTTTTAGCGCCTCTGCTTTTTCTTTTGGCAATTTTGAAATCGTCTTTAATTGCAATTCTTCAAACTGTTTTAGCGCAGTCATCCGTTCACGAGGAATTTTATCGTCGTCGTTTAAAATAGAGCCCATTTGGGCTTTATATTCCTTAATCCATTCTTCTTTTGTGTCGATGAATAGGGGGGATTCTTCTGTTTCGCCAGTTTTAGGGAAAAAAAGGGCAAAACCCTCTATATGGCCTATAGACGGCTCTACGTTCTCATCTCCCTGTTCTGGGCCCTTAGTATCTGGAGATGCCTTTTCGTCAATCCTGGGCGCTCCAGTGGCCTTCTTAGACTCGTCTGCTTCATCTGGGCTCCAAACAACTGCGCTTGCCCCTGGAATATCGTCGGCTTCTGTTTCGTCGAGCATCCCTAGTCCGCAAATCGAAAGCGTTACCCTTCGCTTTGCTTTGGTGGTCGCCTTCAACATTGCATTGACTCTTGCATCACCCCGCAGTCCAGCGATTGTTACAGCACCTATATCCTCATCACTTCGCCCATTTTTGTCTTGGGCTCGAACATTGACTACCCACAAACCATCTGCTTCGCTTTGTGAAATGACCTTAATTGAAACGCCATGAAGTTTTCTAAGCTGATCCGTACACGCCTTTTGTGCATATAACACAATGCGGCCTTGTAATTTTAAAAACCTAAACGGTTGCGTGAGAGGGTTTAAGCCCAGGCTGTTACAGAGCTTGTTCATGTAATGCAACCGTTCTTCATTGTTGAGCTTTGCCAAATCACCTCCGATGATGACTTGTTCAACGGCTTGAATTGCCTGGGTCATGTCGTGATCTCCTTGATTGTTAAAGCGCGTGTGACAAACGCCGCTTTTGCATCCACCTTTTTTTCTGGCTTTGCCTTAATTTCGCGTGTTGTGAAATTTATTTTGGTGTTGGGTAACTTAACTTTTTCAATGCCTCCCAAAACATTTTTGATAAGCAAAGACTCGCGTTCAATGAGTTCCTCGCACGATTTTTTTGTACGTTTAGCCGTAATAATGTTTTCACTCGCATTAATTAAATGTTGTCTACCCTCGCGTGAAATCGTTTCACTCTCTTTCGCTTCTGTCAGATCCAATACGTCCGGGCGACGATTGCCGAGGATCATTCGGCTGGCCTCACTAGAAGTTTGTGCAGGGTAATCGCTATTGTCCTCCATCTTTTCCCAAAACTCATTCACTCCATCACGGATTGCCTGGATAGTCGGTTGATGGCGGGGAATGATGGCAATGCGCCAGATCAAATCTGATCTCGCCAGTTCTGCAAGAACGGTAATTTCGCAGTCTAAGCAATCCATTTGAGCCTGGCATTGAATGACCCGGAGCATATTGTCGATGGGATCAGCGGGTTTACGGGGTATCTTACATTCCCAATTGCTGCCAGTTGGGACAAGAAAATCCCGATATGCCCAATCCTTTTTGAAAACACCATCGAGACTGGCGGTCAGATTGCAAAACTGGTTTTTGTAGCCAATTTCGGGCTCAACCACATCTGCTTCAAATTCCTCATTAAACCAAATCAAAGCGCCGTCTTGAAAGTGATTTCCAGCTTTCATTGCGGGGGTCGGATCATTCTCGATTGGCGTTCCATCCCGTGCCGCCCGGTGCTTAGTTAAAATGTCGTTTTGGGTTGTGCGAAAATGAGGAACAAACTCGTCCTCAATTTTTACAAACCACGGCGTTTCGCTTGCGCCAAGTTCCCATCCCGTTTTTGAATATTTTGCCATTTTAAGCCAGCACAATCACGGCGATTAAGCCGATTATAAAAATACTGACCATGCCAAAAACGTCACCCATTAAATGTTTCATTTGACAGTCTCCAAATGTCTCTGGTCCACATATGAAAGTGCTGTGCCGTCGTCGAGCGCAACATCATACCGCGCCTGATTTGCCAATGTAATTCCGGTAATCGTTCCGGTTAAGGGCGGTTCCACTTGATACGGAAATTTCAATTGAACTTTTTTTCGGATCTCAAATTGGTGAAAATCTGGTTGTCCCATTTGTTTCCCTCTCGCATTTGCGAAAAGAGCTTAATTACGCGAAAATAAGAAATAAATTTTACGGACAACCAGCTAAGTCACTGAAACTTAATGATTTACTTTTGTCCTGTCGCACCTACCAAGCCCTTTTCTAAGTCATTGAAATGATAGTATAAACTAGATTGTTGTCTCTGACTAACATAAAAGTTGTCCTTTTTAGCGTTTCCGTTTTCTGCCGATGCTACCAATAACCTTTTTCACATCCGATTCTTTTCGCGCTTGAAGTGCATTTTCGCCGTAACTTTCAAAATCGCGGATGGATTTCCAGCCAAAAACAGCCATAATTAAATCAGGCGTAATTCCCGCCTCAATCATGCGACAAGATGCGGCTTTTCTCAAACCATGTGAGGTACAATATTTGGGAAAATTGGGAATTGCCTCCCGCCATTTTCGTATGTCGGCGTTTAAGCAATTTTTTGAGTAGGGCATACCTCTATGTGTAACCAGAAAAGTTTTCATTCCAGTCGGGGTTGCGCGAATACTCTCCTCAAGTTCTGGTAAAATCGGTAAATTTTGCTTTTTTCGCGTATTGCTTTCACGCTCATTTAATTTTGCGTTTTTATGCTCAACAAATTCCAGACAATTTGTGTTTCTGTTTACCATTGGGGGGCCTAATCTTTCAACGTCACTAATGCGGCAACCCGTGTATAAATGGAGATCAAGCCACAGCCTTGGTTTTGTGCCAATCGGATAAAATTCTTCCCAAAGCTGAATTTCCTCCTCAGTCCAGGTGTGATGTTTTTTACAGCACTCACATCTCGCCTTACTCGTCACTTGCATTTTCGTTTTTTTCAATCCAGCGGCAGGGTTTTTGTGAATCGCATGGGCCCCTGGTGGCAGATTCCCCTCTTCCATTGCCCAATTAAATAATTCCTTAAAACAGCGTATTCGTTTTTCTGCTGCCCCAGGTAGTCCGCGCTCCAGTTTAGCATCTGCAATACGGCGAATATGATAGGAGGTAATATCTTTGTATGGAATGTCAGCTAAAGAAATAAAGAGTCCGCGCTTAATTTCATATTCACAGTCTTTGTCTTGAAAAACACTTTCAAAAATAAGTTCTTTGTCATGTAAAGTTTTGCGCTCAACAACCAAACGCACATTTGCCGAATTTCGGTATTGCTTGACCAGCCAGCCAAGTGTGTTTGGCGTGACCACTCTTTCGCTTTCCCGTTTTTTGAATAAAACAGATGGATCAAACTTTACTTTTCTGCGGCTCTTGCGCTGCAACACAAGCTGTTCAATTTCTAATTGTAAAGCCTCCAAATCGTCAGGGTCGCTTTGCAATCTTCCATAATAAATGCCCTTCTTCTGAAAAACCAGGTTATGATAAACATGGCCTTTACTACTCGTTTTTTTAACAAAGACTCCGGCGATAGGGTGTTTTTTCTTCTTTTCACTCATTTGATTTTAAAATCCGCTACGAAATCGTCATTTTCGTTATCAGCCACAGGGAGCTCGTCAATGTAATCATCGAGTGTCTCCAGCAGCCAAACCTTTCTTTTCCCCATGAGCCGGGGTTTTAGCTGCCCATTTTCTTCACAAAGTTTATCAAATTTACTTACGCCCATTTGAAGGTAATCCGCCGCTTGCTTTCTTACAAAAATTCGTTGCCTGCTATTGTATTTCATTTTTATCACCTCCTGGAATCTTAAAGCAGTCAAGGTCATCCCGATGGCCTAGAGCTAAATTAAAAATATCTTCCGGCATAAAAAGGTCATCAACCCAAAGGCGCAGATTACCTTGAATTGATGCTGTGCCAACGCCATCGACGCACACCATCCGCACCAAAAACCAGCTCAATCTCTCCGACCACATGTTGAGCAGGGAGGGGACTGAGAGACTAACCCATTTCGCCCGTTTGTCAGTTGAGTTTAAGATTTGAACGCACCGTCCGTTTTTTATTTTTCCATCCAGCCAGCGTTTTATGGTATTCTGCGACGCGACGTAGCTCAACATCGGGTGCGATAGAAAGTCAGACCTGGAGATATGATCGTCAAGGTTTTTTGTGCGGGTTGCCCGTCCCCTGGAGGCCCACAAGACCGCCCATGCCACTGCATCAATTCCGAGGTCAGCCTGGTTCATATATGCGTAGTAGGTCATCATCTCCATTCCATTGTAATCTGCATCCACGAATCTGAGTCGAGCTTCGATGTGATGTTGTTTGTCTTTGTGTCCAATATTTGAACAAAGATTCTTGAAATGTGAAATATAATGCTTTTCCGGGTCTTCGCGGTGCGAATCCAAGTTTTCATACAACCAGCCTCTTTTTGACCCCTCTGGGCCTGAGAGACAATCGTAAATCACACCATAAATTCGGTCATATACTACTTTTTTTCGTTCCCAATCTAATAACATCTTTCCCCTCCAACATTTCAATATACACAGTTAAATTTAAAAATGTAGCCCAAAAGTGTACTATAAATTTGTGCTATAAATTTGTGCTATAAATTTGTACTACAAATTTGAGCAACTCTTTTCTAATAAAATCAATCACTTAAAAATTTCGCCTTGTGGATAACTCATTTTTCTGCCTTTTTTTTAGGCGTTTTACTCTTCAAACTTTTTTTTATTTTTTTCTTGTTTAACCCTTTCTTAACCTTGAACGGGCCGTCTTTTCTGTGCGCCATTACATTACTCACGCTTTGCGGATTCCAAATTCCGTTGCCATTGGAGCCGTCTTTTTTTTCAGCCGAATATGTTTTTATCCCTCGGCTTGTTAGAGCTTTTGCAATGCCCCGGAGAGACATAATTCCAGCCTCTTCAATCTCTTCGATAACGGGTAAAACGCGCAGCGCAAATTCCTTTGCGTGTTTCTGCATCGCCCTGCCACCCTTCGCTGATTGTTCTGCTACCCTGGGATTTCCAAGCTTCACGCCTTTTTCTTTCGCCGCTTTTAAAGCTGCTTTTGTTCTCTTCTTTGTCGTTGCAATTTCTAATTCAGCAACGCTTGCAAGCAATCTCCAGAGGAATTTAGTCTCTTCAACTGAACCCAGTTCCGGCACATCACACGCGACTACACCTACGCCGTGCCGTTCGCTATATTCAATGATCCATTGGAGAAAAGCGAAATTCCGAGTTAGCCTATCCATTTTCGCAATAATTAAAACGCAGTTATTCGCAACACAAAAATCCAAAGCTTCACGTAAAATCGGACGGCGATAATTCGTCCTCGATCCGCTTTCAACTTCTTTGAATACTTCTTTGATCTC